CACCCTCTCATTCTTTTAATTTTTTTTAAGCCGCAGGAGTCGGAACATTTACAGCAACTACCATAGTAGAAGCAAACTGTGCTCCAAACTGCCCACCAAGACGGAAATACTTAGTAGCAAGAACCGTAAAGGAACTATATGTACCCGCAGGAACAGCTGTACCAAGTGTAAGAATATAAGCTGCATTCACAGGATAAAGTACTTGACCAGCAGTAGGCGTAAGACTATTCAAATTAACAGAATCATTAGAAAGTTCAAAACGCATAGCAGAAGTAAGAACAATTGCCGTAACAACATCACCAGCGGCAAAAGTATACTGAGTAAAGTCAGGCTGACCTTCAGGACGTCTTCCATCAGAAAGCTGTTCAAAACCACCATTAATAATGATAGCCATCTGTTTACCAAGATTTGCTACAGCAGGTTGAGTAGATGCATAGACACTTAGATTTCCAGAAATAGAAGAATCAAGAGCACTATTAAACACAACTTCACCAGCATAAAAAGTCTGTCCAGACGGAACAGTAGTATTAATTACAAGATAATCGGGAACCGGAACAACAGGTCTACAAATATAATTAGACATTAATTTTCACTCTCCTTAATTATTTTTAAATTTAACATTAGAATTTGCGATAACATCATCAAGACCACCAGAAGTAGAGTCTTTCTTTAATTCAAATTGTTTTTCATACCCAAAAATCGACTGGGAAAATTTCTTTGGCTCATCTTTTGATTTATCTTTAATATCTTTATCTTTCAAAGAAATAGCGAAAGCCTTTACTTTGTCATCAACCTTTTTAGTAAACTCATCCAAAGAACATTTAGAAACATCATCTTTGAGTGCATTCTTTTCATCATCAGTCATACAATGAGCATAAGTGTCAAGATATTTAGACATCTTCTGTTCATCTTCTGCCTTTTTATACTTATTTAATTCTGTTTTAAGTGTTTCATTTTCTTTCTTTAGAGCATCACATTCTTTATGTAATTCGTCATCTGCATTTTTTACTTTTTCGGAATTAGTCTCAACTTTTTCTACTTTATTCTTATCAGATTCAGCATTATCAACCTTTTCTTTGTCTTTAGTGTCCATTTTATCACCATCCTTTTTTGATTCATCTTCAGTATCTAATTTATTATCCCATTCAAGACTTAAATGTTTATAAATATCTTTAAGCTGTGTAAGAACACCTGTTTCGTTCTGTTGTACAGCACGAGCACGAGCATTACCAAGCCCAGCTCGATTATAAACAAATTCTCCAGATGTTTCTTGCATTACTGGATAACCAAGAGCGGTTTCTTTACCATCTTCCCATCCATCTTCCTGTTTAAGAAAAACTTTAGGAACCGCAGTTTTGTAATTCTTACACATAAGAGCATCTTTTGTTAATTTTGATTTATCAACATCACTCCAAGCAGAATCACTCATAGCATCTTTTGAAGTATTCACCTTAATAGTATCTTTACTTCCAACTAGTTCCTTTTTAATAAAGGATTCTTTTTCCATGCCGCTATCACTTCCTAACGAATTAATTAATTGATAACAATCATTTCCACCACATAACATATAGCCAATATAATTATTTGAAGGAATTTTATCTTTCTTTACTTGATAATTATTATTAAAATATTGTTTTAGTTTATTAATATAATCAAACCCTATATATTTATTTACTGTTAAATAATTCGCAATATTCAATATATCCTTATTAGTTCCACGATTATATTTTTTTGCTAATTCTAATCCATTTTTAACATTGCTTTTAATATCATTACTAATTGTAAAATTTTTAGAAAAAGTTAAATAATGTTTATTATAATCATCAGCAGAAAACTTTGTTACGGTTAAATGACTATTTTTTATACCTTCTGGTACACCAAATCCAAGCAAACAAACACTCAAAAATTGAAATTTCTTAATATATAAAATTCCATCATTTTCATTTTGTTCTGCCTCTAATGGCAAAATCTCAATGGAAACTTTTATATTGCCATTCCTATTTTGCAGAATATCCATTAATGTCTGTTGATAAATTTTATATACAATACCTGTTGTTACAAGTTGAACCAAACCATCATGTTCTTCAAATCCAAAACTTGCAGATTCAGGAATAATACCACCAATTTGCATTTGAGTTTCTTGCTCATTATTTTCAGCATGTTCTGTAACATCGGTAGATTGTTCTGGAATAATTTGATCATTTAATCTATAAATAATCGGTTTATTATAAAAACTATCTAAAGAGGCTTCAACACATTCTTTTGAGATATTTGTATTATTAAAATTTGTACCTAAATGTAACAAGAATAATTTAACAATAGCAAACGAATCATCTTGTTCAAATATTTGCATTTGATTAGCAGTACTCAAAGAATATTCTAATTTAATTCTTTTATTCTCCAATTATCTTTTTCACCACCTTTCAAGATGCATATTAAATTATTGCACTGTACAAAGTAAGAAACATTATTAAATTTATAAATAGAAAATATATTATTTTTATTCAAATAATTAACAATATTTTTATCATCAGTTTTATATAATTTAACATTCGGTAATGTTTTATCTATATTTTTTATAAACACTCATATCACCTTAAATCGCACCCATAATATAAAACTTTTTAATATCTCTATCAAAATCCATATAATTATTTCCATATGCTTCTGCTTTATCACAAAGAAGAATAATCTGTTCTGTATATTTACTTATATTCAAAAGATAATTTTTCAAAAACTGAACAGTAGTATAATCCTTAATAGAATCAGCATCTTCAATTACTTTTTTTATTTCATTTTCATAACCTATTTGATAACTATACAATTTTTGAAACAATTCTAAAGGACTATTATAATCACTTTTATCTTCTGGTGTATCAGGATATTCTGTTAAATTATTTCTCGAACCTTGATATTCTGAAATTTGATCTGCAAGTAGGGGATAAAGATGTGCAAATCCTTCATGTAAAAATTTAGGTGTATTATTCATTACAAATTTTACAGATAAAATACTCATATCTCTATCAAGAATTCTATTACCTAAAAATGCTAAACCTACTAATTGGTTTAATTCATCATTAAGACCATTGTCTATTAAGCCTTTTATCATTAAATCATCTCCTTATCTATTAGCATTAGAATCATTATCTCTTGTCTGTACTCCAGCATCACTTAAAGCGGTATCATTTGATTGAGGTCTTCCTCCACTACTTTTATTAGCTGGAGTAGTAAACATAGACTGAATTGGTTTCATCAAATCTCTTAATTGTAATTTATCTTCAAGTAACATTTGAGATTTCACTTGAAATGGTTCTAATCCTCTAGCCGCCTGTAAATGTAAAATACCTGTATTAGCAGTTTTAACAACATTTAAAGAATCATTAATTTCTTGCGTCTTTTCAAGTCTGTTCCCAAACATATGCACTTGCCAATTATATTTTTTTGTTTTTAATCCAATTTGCCAATTTATAAAATTTTCATATTGACGATACATATGTTGTACGTATGCATAATCAACATCAGAACTAGCCTTTAAAGAAGAACTTGTATTAACTTCTCCGCTACCAAAAGAACCTTTTTGAACACCAGCAGTGGCATAAAAATTGTTATTACCAATATCAATTAATTCATTAAATCGACTTGATTCATCAGTAGTAATTGCATCTGATTCAAATGGACTTGTAAACACTTTAATATTACTAGGCAAACTAGACTGAATTACCTGTGTGATTTTCATAGCTAAATCATATGGGATTGACATTTGATGAGTTTTATCATCCAAAGGAATTTGCAATGCAATAACTTTATATAAATCAAGAGCCAATCTATTCTTCAATAAGTCTCTATAACTCAATGTGTCCAACGCAGATCCCATAGAACTAGATAGGGGAGGAACCTTATCAGGATGGATTATATCCCATGTAAAACACCAACCTTTATCAACAGGAACAAGATAATATTGATAAGGAGCTAAATCTTTTCCTTTATATAAATCTTCTCTTTTTTTGCAAAACTCTTTATATGCATTATATAATTCAGGTATTTGTTGTGGCATTGCTATAAACCTATCAAAATAAACTAAATCAATAGCAAATCTAAATCCCATTGTCCAATTAGTTGTAATATGACAAAAATCAATTGGCAATGGAAGCATTGTAATATAATCATCTGTTTCATCTATCCAGTAAAAGCTCACGCCGTTATAAAGTGTTTCTAAATCTACTTTGGGAATCTGATATTTAATATTTAATTTTTGACAAGTTCTTAATGCAATATCATATGAATGCCAATAATCATTCATATTAATATTATCTTCAATATCAGAATCAGAAGGAATTAATTCATAGTTATATGCTTTTATTGAATTAAAATACCATAAAGTACGATGATATTGTCCTACAGCATACGATAAATATTGACTTACATGACGTAAATTTTCACTAAACTTTGTAGGATGCATCAACCAATTATCTATATCTTCAGAAGATGCGACTTTAGGACTAATATTAATATCTTGCAATAAATTTTCTGCATACAATGGTTGATATTTGCCTGTCGAAGAAGATAAAGAAGCTAATTGATCTACCTGTTGAAGTTGTTTTGCTAATGTTTGAGAAAATTGTTTTCTTTTAGTCATATCTTGCATTTCTGATACAAAATCAGGAATAGATTTTCCCAATATATTTTCTGCTTGCTTTATAACAGGAGAATTTAAAATTTCTTTTACTTTTGAACTATTATTTTTTGAACCTTTCGGTCTACCCCTTGGCAATAAACATTCCTCCTTTCTTAATATTTTATCTAAATATTTTATTCATCAAGGAATTATCTGAAAAATTATTTAACATTGGTGCATATTTTATAAAATTAGATATATCTGTATTTTTATCATATATTATGTCTTTATCTTTTTCCAAAATATACCACAATAAATAAGCAAGACAGCTAAATCTATCTTTATTTAATTTTCCAACTACTTTTTCAACGGTTAATGCCCCACTTGGTAAAGTCTTTAATTTTAAGTTGCTAACTTCTTCAAATAATAAATCAGTTTGAATAAATGGAACTACTTTTGATTCCAAATCCTTTTCATCATAAATAGCTAATTCACTTTCTTGTTTTTTTTCAAGAAGTCTCAATTTGCCACTATCTATCATAGCCATAAAATCAGTAATAATTTGTGTTTGCATTCCTGTCGCTTTTAAATCATATAAACACTTTTCTGAATTACTCAATTCAGGTTGATTATCTGTGTTAACCGTATTCCAACATCCTAAAGATTCCTGAGTAACAGGATCTATACTCTCTTTTAATAATTCATCAATTAATCCAGTTCCCAATCCATTACCATCCAAAACAACCATTTGTGCATTATAGCGTTTCTTTAGCTTTTTTATAATACATGCTTGATTTGTAAAATTAATAGTATTTGATACATTTATTAGATTTACAATATCCACAGAAGTCATATGCCCTGTATTAGAATTACGATTTACTTTTCCTATAGCAATAGATGACTGATTATTATTTGTGTTTTGCGAACG